AATGAACCTGATAATGCTCCTACTCCACCCCCACTTTCAGTCTGTAATTCTATTCTCCTCATTCCCACATAATTTGCACTAGTATAGTTATCTACAATTTTAAAAGCATAATAACGATAAGCTGTTGTATTCGTTACCGTTGCGTACTGTGGGTCTGCCTCGTCTACCGCAGTATGTTCTTGAAATAATGTCGGGTCTGTAGTAAGTGTTGTCCACCCTTCATTATTATCGAAAAATGTATCATTAAATGTTCCAGAATATGTATTGCTTCCTTGAAATATAAAGTTATTAACACCCAAAGTTGTAAGTCCACCATCATCATGGAAGTTTTCAAAATATATTCTTTTAATTATTTTTGCAGAACCCAAGTCTATATGAAAACGTTGTTCAGTATAAGAACCATTTGCAGATAGCCAAGAATTATACTTGTAGTCTCCTGTTACTGATAATCCAGGGTCAGTAGCAAACCACTCCAAAGTAGATGCACCCAGTGTAGTTGCTGCTATAACATAAACATTTGACTGTGCTGGTGGATATTGAGATGTACATGTTAAAGCCATTCCCGCAGCCATTTCTCCATACAATAACTTTGATACACCTTTAATATTTGTACCTGCAAATACTAACGCACCAGAAAAAGATGTAGAGGTTTGTCTAATTATTTCTCCTACTAATGATAAAGTTCCTAATAAATTTTTTCCAATTTTATTTAATATGCTTCCCGAAAAAGTTAATATACCTGATAAAGTTTTATATAACTTCTTTGTTGATATTTTAGTAAAAGTTAAAACACCGCTAATTGTTTGATAAAATAATTCAGCAATATCCTTTGTTAAGTTACCGGCAAAATTCAAAGTACCGGATAGGATTTTACGAAATAAACCAATTCTTGTGATCGTTCCCGTAAAAGCCAATAAACCTAATAATGCCTTATAAAATAGACTTACCTTTGATAATATTCCTTCAAACGCCAAAGCTCCCGATAAAACAATAACTTGGGTAATCGAACTTGTAATTACTCCCGTAAAACTTAATAAGCCGGATAATCTCTGATATATTTTTTTAGTAAAATTTCCTGTAAAAGATAATACTCCCAATAATATTCTACGGAAAGAAATAATCTTCTCCACCGTTCCCGTAAATAGCAAATTCCCGGACATCAAAACTAATTTTGTGGTTGAGGAAATTAGATTACCCACAAAACTTAAAGTTCCTGATAGGCTTTGGGATAGTCCTTTTACAAGCGTACCCGTGAATGATAATGCTCCACTAATCGTTTGGTAAAATATTTCAGCCGCACTTATTGCCAAGTTGCCAACAAAAGATAAAGTTCCTAATAGTATTTTATGGAAGGAAGCAATCTCGCTTAATGCTCCTGTAAACAATAATTCCCCAGATATCAAAACCGTTTTTGCAGTTGAAGCGATTAATTCACCCGCAAAACTCAATACACCTGATAAAGCTTGTGACAAACCTTTTACTATCGAACCAGTAAAACTTAATACACCCGCTAATGATTTATGGAAAGAACCGATTTTCGATAATAACCCCTCGAAAGAAATTGAACCAACCAACGATACAATTTTCTTTGATATACTTGAAATAGCTCCTGTAAAATCCAAAGATCCAATTAAGCTTTGGTATAAACCCTTTACAAGTAATCCTGTAAATGATAATGCTCCCGATAACACTCTATAGAATAAAGCAACCTTCGATATAATCCCTACAAAATTTAATGAACCTGCTAATAATAATAATTTTTTAAAAGGGTTTAGTAGACTTCCCGCAAAACTCAAAGTTCCCACTAAACTTTCTTTTAACCCCTTTGTTAATTTCCCAATGAATGATAAAGTTCCTAGTAAATTTTTAGCTATTTTGTTTAATATATTCCCCGAAAAAGCCACCATTCCTGACAATATCGCATATCGAATATATCTTGTTATCGAAGTTCCCACAAAACTTAAAGCGGATAATAATCTTTTATTAATTTTTTTAACAATATCGCCTACAAAACTTAAACTACCCGCAATTATTCGGTAATAATTTGTTGCTTTTTTTAGGGTAGTTTCTAAATTTAACGTTCCACTTAAAGATATACGTTTGTCAAGACGGGAAATTAAATCACTTGCGAATGTTAAAGTTCCGGACAATGAAATAAATTGTTTTAACGGTCTAAGTAAAAGACCTGCGACTGTTAATACTCCAATTAAACCCTTAGCAATTGATTTAGCTGTATTCCCTGCAAATGTCAATACGCCTTTAGTCGTTATCTTAGAAGTCTTAGTTATATTTCTAACAAATGTTAAAGCACCTGATAGAGTTAAAACTCCTTCTCCTGACTTATCAAACCACCAAGTAAACCACCCGGCAAGAAACCATCCCGTTAATTTAACGATATTTCCAATAAATGTCAATACTCCTTCAATTGTTACATTGGAAGCCTTAGTTACGTTGCCTACAAATGCCAAAACTCCTGCAATTGATATCTTTACTGCTCCTGCTACGATAGTCCCAAAATTAAGTACTCCCGATAAAACTTTATTTGGCAGTTTAACAATATTTCCTACAAAATTTAAAATACCTGAAAATGATTTAGCTGTTTCTTTTTTTGCTGTTCCTATAAAAGTGACTGCTCCTGTTATAGCTTTTTCGGTTGATGGTGAATAGTCATCTTCCGTCTGTAATTCTATTCGCCTGATACCTGTTTCTCCACTACTATAATTATCGGTAATCTTAATTGCATAATATCTATAAGCTGTGGTATTAGTTACAGTAATATATTTAGGGTCTGCTTCATCTGCTGCCGTGTGTTGGTCAAAAATATTTGCAAAACAAGTCAGAGTTGTCCAACCCTCATTATTGGCATAAACTAAATCATCAAATGTTCCAGACGCAGTATTTGAACCTTGAAAAATAAAGTTTTTAGCACCAGTAGTATTACTTGCAAAGTGATGGCCATTTTCATAATAAATTCTTCTTATTATTTTTGCAGAGCCCAAGTCAACATGGAAACGCATATTTGTTTCTAAACGTGTTAACCATTGATTATTAACATGACTGCCAGTTAATGATAATGTAGGGTTAGTAGTAAAATATGGGTAATAAGTTGTACCGTAGTATTCTGTAGCTTTAACATGGTCAGCGTCTTGCGTTGGATATTGAGATGTATAAGTAGTCATTAATTATCTCCTTTTAATTTATGGTGTCGCCCATTCTGGGGAAGCTCCAGTACTCATTGTCAATACTTGCCCTGCTGTTCCTTTTGCTAATCTTACCCAGTTAGTTCCATCAAAGTAGGCTACATCACCAGCTACAGAAGTACCAAAGGTAGCCATATCACGCTTGACGATCCCTGCGGTAGTACCAAGTATTTCTCCAGTTAAATTCGGTGATAATTTACAATTCGTTAAATTAATATTTGTATTAGTATCAACAAGAACTATCCCATAGTTTGCCAATGCAGTACCTCTATCGTCATAGGCTTGGCAAGAGTTAAAATTGATATCATTACAGTCGTCAATTCTAATTCCGCTATTATCACCTTCATCTGCGGAACTATTTTTTACAATAACATTGGTGAAATTGATATTATTTGAAGTATTAAGAGTTATCCCATGTTGTTCTGACTCATTTACAACGCAATCATGGATGTCACAATCGGTAAGTGTATGTAAATTTATTCCTTCTTTCCCACTTCCACTTGAGGATGAATTAGACAAAACAGCACCTTTTTGATTGTATATCCCTATACCATAATTGGTATTATCCCACGCATGAATATTATCAAATACATTATATGTATATTCTGCACCAGCATCATTATTCCCAAAAAACCAAACACCACAAGAGCCATTATCCCAAGTGTAAATATTTTTAAAGGTATTATGAATATCAGTTCCTGCTGCGTTACCACTCGACTCGATAGTATGTGAGTAATTATCATGCCCAAAAATATTTTTAATCAATGAATAATTACATTGAAAAATATCTGCCCCTATAGATCCAGAATTTTTAAGCTCTAAATTTTCTAATGTTAGATAATCGACAGGGTCATATAATCCAGACGCATCTATACAATTATTCCCTTCCTCGTGTGATGTTTGTGCATCTGCATCTATTGTAAAGTTTTTCAGAGTAATATTGTCAAAAGTACCATAATCTTTACCAATTACAATACCATTTGCATCGGCGGTTAAGATAAAGGTTTTACCCATACCCTCGCCGATTATGTTAATCGTTTTCTTAATAGCTAACGTACCTGCTAATTGATAATAACCTGCCCTTAAATATATTGTCCCACCAGCAGGACAGGCAGTATAAGCATCATCTATACAATCACCAGCCCAAGGGTCACCTAATGTTCCTGTGCCTGTGGCATAGGCTTGGGGATAGACTACATTGGCCCTTAAATTGTGAATAGCCGTATCGGCTACCTGTTGTCCTGCGTCATAGAGAGCTTTTTCAGCTACTCCGCTAACCCCATATCCGGGTAAATAAAAATAACCATGAGTTGTATTAACTCCCATTTATAATCACCTCTCTTTAATTTATCCCCCTGATCATCCTTGGCGTCCTCTAACTGTTTTTCCTGTTCCAACTGTAATATAATATTTCCTTCCTTTTCCTAATTCGCCGCCAATATTTAATAATCCAAAAAATTTGATAACAGTTCGTTTTATTATCAATCCTGTACCGAGGGAGATTAGGTTACCTGACAAATTTTTTTTAATTTTACGTTTTAAATTGCCTGTAAATGTTATTACTCCAGTAATTATTTGTCCCGAAGCTTCCCCACCCGTATTTAAGATGCTCGTAAAATTTACTGTACTAAATAAAATCTTCTTTGATGTTTTGCTGACATTTCCTACAAAAGTTACAGCCCCGTCAGCAACTTGATAAAATTCTTGAGGGCCTGCCGCAATCTCATTAAATTGAAGTGCTTTTAATCTAAAATGCCTGCCTCCAGATAAACCAGACCCGACAACTCTTGCGGCAATAACCGTTTGTGTAGAACCTATTGCTCCTTCAGTCCAAGTATTCGCCGTTAGGGTAGCCGTAATAACATTATGCCAATCACCAGAATAATAAACATCAACTACAACCCCTGTATCTTCATCTGAATTTTTATATTTAGAAGCATAAATTTGTATCTTATCACAGGAAATGGCAGCAATATTTAATTCAAGGGTATTAGTATTATCATTATTAGCAGAACTGGCATATGTTCCTGTATTGCCATCTATTGCATCATCGTCATTTAACCAAGTTCCGCCACTATCAGTTGTACTTGTCGGATTTATCCAAGCCATAAATCTCTCCTTAAAAATAAAGGGGCAATATTTCCACTGCCCCTAAATTTATCTTCACTTTTAAAAATTATCCTCCAGCGGTTGTTCTTTTTAGTTCCACTTGGCATAAATTTTTCTATTCCAATCTTATAATCAAAAAAACGCTGTAACCGTTGTAAACAAAGAGATCATCCACCTGGCGAAATAGTCAAATTGTACGTAAATTCTACAGAATCTCCACTACTCACATTTATAGCAGCAAAGACACTTCTATCCCAGAGAGTTGCCCCACCAGAACTTGACAATAATCCATGTTCACCTATTTGCCCCGCAGTCGAAGCAGTTCGGGCACAAACGGTTTGGAAAATATTGGCCGCCGACCCGGTTGTTCTTGTGCCAGTATCGGATCTTTCGGCAATCTTTACCTCTGCTGTCAGGGCAGTATTACCAGTAGCTTCCGCTGCTGTACTTGAACCCCAAGCATGCCAATCGTAATCTGCTAATTTTCCACCAGCAGTACTTACGAATATTTGAACCATATTTTCAACTGCCGCCGTAGTAACACATCTTGTTGCAACCAAACCTCTATCCTCAATATCCCCATTTACCCGAAATATTTTTGCATAAAGTTCACCTTGCATAATTACGCTATTATACGGAGCAGGTCGATTTAAAAAATTCTTAATTCTTTGAAATATATTTTTTAACATATTTTATCTTCACCTCTTTTATTCTTATTTTTTTTGTTTTTACGGTGCAACGATCAGATATACAAATCCGTTATCAGTCGTATCGGTTACCCAACCAGTTCTCCCGATTTTTTCGGCAGCGAGTGCGGTTGCTCCAGTGCTTCCAATACTTCCGGCACCAGCGGCAGATATATCTCTTACAACCATCGTCCCGGCAGTCAAAGCATCATTAATTAACATTGGGCAAAGTCCCCAAGTCTGTAGCCAGAAATACGGAGTTGCAACAGGAACTGCTACAGGAGCAACACCTGCTGTTACCCCAGTTCCAGAAGTTACTGGAGCTTGGATTACATCATCATATAGATTCTTCACTAAACCAGCTGCTGAACTCGTAGAAACTCCAACTTCTAAAGTATTGGTAAAAGTAAATTTTATTGAGACCTGACCAGTAGCTGCAGGATGAGATAATATTTTCTTCATTTGCCCAACACCTTGAACTGCACTCCCATCACTAACTATATAATAACCATCTTTGTATGCATTGACCAAAGCCGCAGTCGCCCCTGTTGATTTTAAAGTTGCGTATGCAAAATTCGATCCCGCAGTACTTGCTGTAGCAATGGTCATATCATATTCTGAACTAGTAGAACCGCCACCAAGTGAGGCAGACTGTATTACATTCCCCGCTACTAGGGCTGCTCCGGTAGCACTTTTTGCATATCTAAAAACTTTACCATCATGGGCTCGCCTTGTTCCGATAGCATAATTTTTGGTAGCACTAACCGACATTATCGCTTGTGCAGATCCAGTAGTTTCCAGTCCACCTTCTGTAATTAAATCGCAATCTATCCCATCGGCAAAAGCATCTTGTATGATTCTACTCCATTCTTGTCCTATATCAGTATCTATTGTACTTAAATTTCGTTTACTCATTATTTTTCACCTCTTTTATTACTAACTTTCAAAGGGATTGTTTATAGCACAACCCCTAAAAAGCATTTTTTTTATTTTATGGGGCAAGATTTAAATATACAAATCCATTATCGGTTGTATCAGTTATCCACCCGGATTCTCCAATTTTTTCGGCAGCAATTGGAGCTGACCCACCACTTGCAATACCACCAGAGCCAACGGCAGCAGCGTCACGCATAACAGTTGTCCCGGCAGTCATTGCCGTTTTGATTAACAGCGGGCAAAGCCCCCAAGTCTGCAACCAGAAATACGGGGTTGCAACGGGAACGGCTACTGGAGCAACTCCCACTGATAGCCCCGTCATAACAGTCGGAGCGTCAACTACATCATCATATAGATTTTTTATAATTCCTGCGGCTCCTGTAGAAGAAGCAATCAAAACTTCTAATGGGGTTGTAAAAGTAAATTTTACTTCGGCTCCCGAAGCAGAAGAAGCAGGATGGGATAATATTTTCTTCATTTGCCCAACACCTTGAACTGCACTCCCATCACTAACTATATAATAACCGTCCTTAAACTTATTAGCAGCAATTACTCCACCTGTAGAATTCAATGTTGCATAACCATAATCTGCTCCGGCGGTACTTGCTGTATCAATATCAAGACCATGACCAGCAGTTGAAGAAACAGACCCACCATAAGCGGCAGATTGTATCAAATGTCCTGCAATAAGAGCTGTTCCGGTGCAACATTTTGCATATCTGTAAACTTTGCCATCGTGAGCTCGCCTTGTCCCTAAAGCATAATTTTGTGTAGCACTGACTGCCATTATTGCTTGTGCAGATTTATCGGTTTCCAGACCACCCTCGGTAATTAAATCACAATCTATCCCATCAGCAAAAGCGTCTTTTACTAATCGACTCCAGTCTTGCCCTATGTCAGTGTCTAAGGTACTCAAATTTCTCTTCATTTTTTTTCACCTTCTTTATTCCAACAATTTCAATAATTCGTATTTCTTAATATTGTTTTCAAATTTAATATTTTTCTCTTTTGCTATTTTACGAAGTTCGAAGTAATTCATCTTCTCATAAATTTCGGTAACTTCTACTTCAAGAAATTTATTAGCTTCAAAAGCAAAGTCATCATCTTCGGTTGTGATTTCCGCATTTTTTGTCAGAAAAAACAATTTGCCTTTGACTATTATATCTTTTGAAATTCCAAAGTTATGAATTTTATATAACATCGATTACCTCCTTCTTCGGATTATGAAACTTTTCAAGTTTCGGTTTTAGTTTATCTATATCTTTCAACTCGTTTTCCCAAATCACTAGAGTGTCGAATCCAAATTGTTTAAAGAAATCTATTCGTTCTTGAGGATCATCATCCCGGTGCCAGTATGTTCCGTATAATTCCAACAATTTTTTCTGTCCGTTAACATTCATGAAATCGGGATTTTTGCCTCCGAGAATGAATGAGAAATCTCCAACATATTTGTATTCGTTGGGAAACATTTCTTTCAAGATTTCGCCTAATTTAGTTTCTGGTTTATTGGGTCGCAAGTTTAAAGATTTTTGCAAGTTTTTCCAGTAAGTCATATTTTCTCTACAACGCTTTTGAGCCGCAAATTTATATCTTTCAATAGATTCAGGAGAACGTTTTTTGCCAGTTATAGCTTTTGTCATATTCTCTATGGCTAATTTACTTTGTTTATAGCCCCGAAGAGAATCTCCTGTCCTTTTTCCATTTAAAGCAACTCGTTTATCTGTAAATTTTGTAAGTCCTTTGTTCCAAGGGATTATCCCTTTTTTGAAATTGCCCGACCCCAATCTGAGACCTTTTAGATGTTTTTCTCTTTCATCTTCTGAAATATTTTCCCAATGTTTTTTCATAGAATTGCTCATATTTTTCTTAGTCTCTTCACTGGCTTCTTTGTTTCTCATTCCAAAATTTTCATCTTGCCGAACAATTCTTTGCTTTTCCTGAAATTCTTTCGTAGTCCACAAATATTTTTTGACACAACTTTTGGAACAAAACCGCTGTTTATAGGAATTGCGTACTTCTCCATAAAAGGGTTTTTTACAATATTCACAAATAATTTCTTTTAACATACTTTATCTCCTATTAGCCAGTATGTGTTACATTATACAAAAGACATGCAGCCTCGGGATTTTCAATTTGAACGTCTGCCCTTATGCTATAGAAAATATAAACTGCTTCATCCGCAGGTTCTCTTTTACTTTCTAACTTTAATTCCCTTTGCAATGCAATGATAAAATTGTTTTTATTTGTCAAAATTACATCAGTATAAACTCCCGAAGTAGACCCTTCAGTTCCTAAAGCTCCACTTGACATTGTGGTTGGCATTTGTGGAACATCTACAATCTTAATTTTTCCAAATTTTAAAGGAGCATCTCCTAAAATTGCATTATCTCCAAGTACAGTAGAACGTTTCGCTAAAGCATCAATATAATCGACTGAAACTATATCATTACAGAAAAATCTTAAATTAGATAATCCTGCCCGTTTGTATTTACTTTTGAGACTGGATATCATTTTGCTAAATTTAAATTCCCAATTATAAGCTCCACTTGTAGTTTGTGTAGCAATTCCGCCACAGGTACTAGCAAAATTACCAGTTGACAGTGCATCGAGTAAAGTAGCTGCATTTGGTATACTTCCCGAACTATAAGGAGTAGTATCACATAATCTTGCCCTAAACCCAGTAAATATACTTCTGGCATCAGTTGCAGCATAAGCAGTAGTATTTCCAACATAGAATATCTCGTCCAATTCGTTAGCTACTTTTTTAGCTACTAATTTCATAAGATGATCGGCAAATTTTTCGCCTTCAATTCCATCTTCTAAATCATCATCATAAATGACTACGGCTCCCCTTAGCTTTTTACTTGTCAAAGTTATCTTACCTTCTGAAAATTCTTTGACATAATCAGAACTTGCAAAAGTTGCGGCGGGTTTCAAAAATCTTGTACCACTCTTCCATCCCAAATATCTAATATTCTTTTCATTCTTGTTCATTTTTACTATACGAACATTATCTGCCCAAAAACTTTCATCAACCACATAGTCAATAAATTTGTCAGCTTCCTCTGGTGTTAGAACTATATCAGGCAGTGCTAACATTCCTTTTAAAAATTCTTTCTTATTTAATAAACTCTTATTGTCTAACATTTATTTTCACCTTCTTTGTTTTAAAAATTATTTATTCGTCATCCTCTGGCATAAGGCTTGGCCAGTTGCCTTTTTTTACTTTTTCTTTATCTTTGTCAACTTTTTCTTCTTCAATACTTTTTTTGACACCCTTCACTTCTTCGACTTTTCCCAACCGGGTTACTACATCCTCAACGATTTTGCTATTTTTAGAAATTTCCCCTAAAATAGATTCTTTAAATTCTTTTAAAGATTTTTCAAAACCATTTTCTTCTTTGGGTTCTTCTTTTTTCTCTTCTTTCTTTTCGACTTTTTCCTCAACTTTTTCCTCTGGTTTGTCTTCAACCTTTTTAACTTCGGGTTGATCTTCTTCGGGTAAAATACTCATTAAGCATTCAATAGCCTTTTTGAGATTAGCCAAAGAATCTTTCGACAATTTTGCACCCGATTTTTCTACTTCGGTATCATCTTTCTTTTCTTCTTTTTCGGGATATTTACTAACGGCGAATTTTGCCAGATTTATTACTCCGTCAATTAATTCGTCTGGTAAATCTTCCCTGTATTTCTTGAAAATATCTAAAGCATTTTTTAAAATCTTGATATCTTCCTCTGCAAAAGTTTTGACTTCCGGTTTCATATCTTTTGCAATTTCATCTTTGTATAACGATTTATACAATTTTACTAATTCGTCCATTTTGTTCACCTCTTCTTTTTTTCGATTCTCATTTTTATCATCTTGTCTAAAAGCTATTTTAGCCAAATGATTTTTTTCTTCAAATGATTTATCATTCTTCACTATAAAATATTTGGTTTTGTTTGCCGGGATATTTACCAGCATTCAAAGAGAAACTTCATTAACGTCTATGTCAATTAGTTTTCTCATTTGCATCACCCTCTTTTAGTTTGCATCCAATAAAAAAAACGGATAGCAAACTATACATTTTTTTAATTCATATAGCTTGTATCCGTTTTGAAGCATTTTCGTTATAAAAATCTTCCAGGCATACAACTTTGTGAACTTATCTATTTATTATTTTTCTAAATATATACTATCTTTTTTGATGTGTCAAGTTAAAATGCAAAATAATTGAAAATAATTTTTTATTTACTCTGGGCGAATCCCGCCATTGAAAATCCTGTCAATTCCCCTGATTCTACGGCATTCCAGATATCTTTATTCCCTTTATCTCCGAGAAAAACGCTCATCCACCAGTCACCCTTCCGTAATAAAAATTGCTCATCTTTTCCGCCTTTGTGATGTTCATCCTCTACAAAATAATTTTCGATTATCGGTACATCTCTTGAAACCCCTTTATGCATGATTTTTATATTTTTCTTTTTAATCATATATTTTTTAAGAGCAGCCCACAATTCTTTTTCTGTCGTGTAGTCACCTTGTGCATCTTCTGTGTTTGAATGATAAACCACCCCACCCACTATAAATTCTTTGGAATCAATTTTTTGAAATTCAAAATTTATATCTTTATTTTTTGCAACTTTTTTTTCAGCTTGCTGGGGTTCGGCTGGTTTTTCGTTACCACTTCCCATTGTAGGTTCTTCCGAAGACTGCTGACCCGGACCCGGTCTGGAACTTCTTCTCATTTGTCCACCACATTTTGGGCATTTGATATTTTTGCAGTGAACGACTGTTTGCATTTTGTAGCCGCATTCGATACATTCGCAATTAAACATTTCTGGGTTTTTATCGGCTTTTTCTGCCTCTTTTTTATGATCTTCTATCCACTTATTTGCCTTATCCATTGTCCATTCTTTACTTCTGGCGAATAGATAAGTATGTACCTTTTTTTCATCTCCGCAATATAATGCCTTGATACCCTTTTCTGCTGATATATCGATTGTAGCAGTTACCTTACATTCTGCAACGGGAATCCTTACATAATTTTCAGAAACTTCAGGCTTGCTTATCTCAAAACTATTTTCATCTAAAGTTTCCCCACTGTCTACGATTCTCCCGCTCCACTTTTTTAACGCCTCATCAATTTTTCCCTTATATTCTAAAAGACCTTTTGATAAATTAATTAAATATATTTTATTTGGGGTTAATTCATCTGCTAATTTCATCAATTCCACAAATGATAATTCTCCCGTTACCCCGTCATTTTCGTAATCACTGACTTTAACAATCCAATTAGTCTTGAGAATTGAATCACCCGCCATTTTAGTTAACGGAAAAAGTTCCGGCAATATCGAAACTCTAATATCGCCTTTGGTAATTTTTATTCCCATTAAATCTTTGGCTATTTTTATTGGGGCAACCACCGATTCACCTTTGGTAATCTGTAATGGTTTCATCAGTAAATGTTTATTTGCTATCTCTAATTTATCTAATATTTTTCCCATAGAATAAATGGGCAAATTATATTCTTTCAGTATCTCATAACATTTATCATCTTTTTTAGTTACGATAATATAATCGATGTTTTCCCCTAAATCTTTTTTGCTTAATATCGGATCGATCAGAAAACTATCATTATCGATATTCACCAACAGTGTCCCACCTAAATTTTTGATAAAGAATTTTTTAGTCTTTTCAAGTTCTTTATCGATATTCCTTTTATTAAATTTTAATTCCCGTGTCTCAAATTCCCTTGATAAAACTTTATATCTCTTAAAAAATATTTTCCATTCCACTTTTAACAACGGTTCTCTTTTTTCAAATCCCATATATTTAGCAAATAATTGTAAAAATCGTAATCGTAAAACATATAGATTTGAATTTGCTATTTTTCTTAATCTTGATTTAGTTACTTCTTCTAACCGCATTTTTCAACTTCACCCCTTTTATGTACTTTTATTCCATTCTTTTTGACTACAATATACCTTGCCACTTTTTAAACTATCTAAATTCGCATAAAACATTAGTTCGTAATTTGATATTTTATCGGATTTTTCCCAAATATCCATATTTTTAATTTCTTTATTTTTTTTCTTTTTGGCAAATGGGCAAAAATAATATCTACAAACTATTGGGCGATATTTCCAAATTCTGCACAATCTTGTTTTAGGGTCAAACGCCCTACACCGCCATAAACCATTTTTTTTCTTTACCCAGATTATATCTTTAACATAAAGCCAATCACCCATTTTTAAGGTCAACGGATTAACCCCTTTTCTTCCATGTTTTAATTTAATATCTGCGTCATCACAACAAGTCCTGACACAATCTTTACAGCTAATTTTTTCCAATTAATCACCCCTCTAAAATTTTTATAACATCTTCCAAGCTTCTGACGACAAAATATTCGCCGCCTAATTTTTCAAATTTATCTTTCCATATTTTTTGGTTATCGGATAATTTTCCTATTTCTGATTTTACTTCTAGGGCAAGAGTCTTTGCAAACTCAATATAATAATCTCCATCACAAAATATTTTATTAACCCAAACTAAAATATCCGGGCTTCCTTTTTTGCCAGTTTTTATGTAATGCCCTGATTTTGTTGCAACATTCAGAGAATTACTCCTCTGAAACATTAGTTTACCCATGTTCTCCTGAATTTGCAAATAATCCAAAATTACCCGCTGAATTTCAGATTCTTTTATGTGAATTTTTGCCATCGAAAATCCTTCCCTTTTTTAAGAAATACTATTGGTTAAGAAAAAAGTATTTTAAATATTTTTTTTCTCTTCTTTTATTCTTTATTTTCTTTTTCTTTTTCTTTTTCTTTTTCTTTTTATTACCCTAACCACTTGCAAGTCACTACCAAGCCCCTTATAAGGGACTACCTAACCACTTGGTAACCCCTTCTAAATTTAGTATATAGTAATAGTTTCAAGACAATATTTTTTTTCGTGATATTTTTTTTACGTTTTTTGTTCAAGTTTTTTTCGTCGCCTATTTTTTCGTTATTTTTACACTTTTTTCGTTTTTTTGTAAAAAAGTAAGTCCATTTTTCGGGGATTATTCTTTCTCTTCAAATAAATAGTCGCCAGTTTGACCCTTTATTTTTCGATTATGTTTTTTTTCGTTAAATAAAATATCTTTAGGAATTCCTTTTGGGAATGCCTTACAAGTGAATTTTTTATCATTTATGAAATTTTTACAATTTAGACAACGAGAAAAGATTATCATTATTTAATTACCTTATTCAATATCTCCATATTTTGCAGAGAGTTCTCCAAAATGTTTAAGTATATACCAATTTTCTCTCCCTGTCAGGCCGGTTATTTCACTTTGTAATTTCCATGTTTCAAACATTAACCATTTAGTCCCAGTAGGATTCCCTCTATCATATTTATTACCTGCTCTTTGATGTTGTATCCACTTCTTTTTACTTATTTTTGTTCCCATTATTTAATCACCTCGTCTAAATATTTTTTTACATAAGTAGGTAATCTTTTACCATTGTTCAAAGTATAATCAGCAAATGCTTCAGCAAACGCCTCGCTCTTTGTTGATATTGACCCATATTTAGTTTCGTTGTACCATTTTTTAGCTATTTCTTCCCATCCCTTTGGCGACATTTTATTATAATAAATATGGCCAAATTCATGATATGGAACAGTTTCCCCCGTTGCATTGAAAAACCAATCAAATCCATGTTCCTTCTTATAATAAGCATTTATAGATTTTTTGCGTATTGTTATTTCATTAAAACTTTTATATCCATTTGAAAAGAAAACATTTTGAACGGGTTCTACTGTTTTAAAATTACCACCAAGTGTTTTTATTCCTTTATACTTCTCTATCCCAATTCTATCCATTACTTCTTTCGGATATGTTCCCTCTACATTCAGAGACATCCCATAAAATTCTTTATTTTTTCTTGGAATGCTTCTACTTGTGACATTTTTATATGTACTACTGTTTCCAATATAATCTGGTATAGCATCTTTAGGAACATCATTTAATGCTTTGTTAATTTTATTGGTCTTTTCAAGACTAAACCCCTTATAATTGCTTAAAGTTGCACCTTTATTAATGGCATATTCTTCCGCTTCCCCAATTGTCTTTGCAGGTGTAAAACTTGGCACTTTTGGAGCTTTTGGCCTTACCCCATCCATCACACTTATCCAGGCGCATCTGCAGGATGGGTGATCCGGCATCATTCCGCTTGCTTCCTCCAAGTTAAATCTATGCCCGTTTAAATCATTGCATCTGTCACAAGCGTCTGCATTCGCCGACCACTCAACTCTTTTATATCCTAATTGTTTATACCCCTGCAAAGTTCCCTCATTTTGTGCCCTTGCCGTTTCGGTTCTGGCTATCATATCAGCCCTATATCTATGCAATTTATCGGAATATCTTTTTGACATTTTGTCTAATTTTGCAGTAGTATATTTAGGATATTTTTTTAATAATTTTTCTCGATAGTGGACTACTGCTAAAGACTGTCTTTCAGTCAATCCAACTAAAGGGCGAATCTGTTTGGCAACTTTGCCCATACTTTGCCCTTCTTGGATTCCCGTTTTAATTAAAGTGTTAATCGCCTTTTTGGTATTGCCGTTAACTTCTACGATTAAAGTAGAGCAAATCTCGTTTACCTTATTTACTGCTTCAACATTAACAATATCAAAAGCCCCTTCGATTCCCGCAATCTTAAAAGCTTCGTTTCCCCCAGTTTCAAAAATTTCCATTGTAGTAGGCTTTACCATTCTAATTCCATCTTTTTTAAGTTCACCCCAATCTGTTAAATTAGCAACGATTCGCCCCACTTCGGTTTTTTGGAAAGACTTATTAATATATTTCTGGTTTAAAGCTTTTATGATTTTGGCATTTGTGTGATTCATCCACCTTACAATTACCGGGTACATAGTTTTAAAATTTCTGTCAAGTAATAGATTTTGCTCCCGGCGAATTTTTGTCTCATTCTTCATCGCCTTTGTTAGTCTTTCAAATGCCTCGTCAAAATCATAATATTGCTCTTTTGTTAACATATTTTATCCTTAAAGCTCTTAATATTTCTTCTTTCCATAAATCATATACATAACATAAAAGGCGAAATCTATATATTGATTTATTTGGTATTGATTCATTTACTTTTATGGTTAAAGCAAAAAATGATACTTTTAATAAGTATTTTAATCTCACAATTCTACCTTCTCAAAAGTCTTTTTCAAATCTCCCCGTAAATTATCTACGGCATCAATCAGTTTTCCTTTGGCTTTTTCAACCTCTTCTGCTCCGGCTTCACCTAAAGTATTTGATACATAATATTTGTCGCCTTCGGGGTAACTTTCGCCTAAATTTAATTTTTCAATTGCTTGATTAGGGGTCATAGATCCGTGT